CGGACAAGATCGGCAGGAAACCGAGTTTATGCAGGGTCAATGCGTACCTTTACTGGGCAGCTACAAGGGCGATTCCATGCGTAAAAAGGTCAGCATGGGATCTGGAGAACCATCGATTCGCATTTACTCATTTGCCAGCGCATATCGCATGAAACCGGTTGCGAAGATCGCTGACAAGCCCCTTTTTGAGTCGTCACACTGGACGGCATATGCTTAACAGTACATTCCCTGCTTATCAATCGGCAGGGATTGCTGCCCAATGGGGCTGCTTTTCCTGCTGCACACCCTTAGACCCCGACACGGCAGAAGATGCCGGTTATCCACCAGGGCGCGGGCAATACCGTATGCAATGCATCGCGTGCCGCTCTTGGACGTTTTTCGACCTATTGCAGCCTGAATCATGGCCCCTTCCTGCTTCCATCTGAAAACCATCTGAAATCCATCTGAAATCAATCTGGAGAAATCATGGCACATCGAATCATTCTCGGAATCGTTTACCTGCTGGCAATTGCCGTGCTTTTCGCTGATCTGCTGGTCTGGAGGGCTTGACATGCGAACCATTCAGCACACCTATTCCGCTGGATCAGGAATCGAGCTTGATTGTGAGCTTGAGTATGACCCTGGAGAACCCGCAAACACTGACCCAGAGTCGCCAACATGTGGCCCTGCTTGGCCACCAGTAGCCCATCTCATGTCAGCCAAGCTGCATGGGCTGGATATCCTGCCGGTTCTAGACCCTACCATCATTGAACAAATCGAGGTGACTGCATGCTCTATGCTGGATTAGCCCTGCTGCTTAGGATCATCTTAGGCAAGCGGTAAGAATGGCCCTTCGGGGCCGTTTTTGTTGATAGGCTGTTTACAAGTTGGCCGTGTAGGGTATCTTGAGCTTTTCCTGCTGTTGACCCGGGAACAATTCTTCAGCCATCACCATGCGCCCGTTTATTTCATAGGACACGCGCCCGTACTTGTTTTTCCGCACTCGATCAACCTTACCAACGAATGGCTCACCAGTGACAGGGTACACGGCGGTTATCTGCCCAGGCTTTAGGTATTGATGCTTCCAATTTGCTACATGATTCATGGCAATTCTTCCTTGATTAGCACATCAACCCCAGGCGCAGACGAATAGACCTTGGTCACATGGAGGCTGACGATCTGGCCATCATCCACATAAACCACCCCATTCAGCCCGTCTAGCACCGATTTGGCAAGGTTGTCTATGTCTGGTTTCTTGGTTGGCCTTTCCAGGCCCCGCAAACAGGCCTCCAGGCGCTTTTTAGGGTAGGACTTAGGGATAGGTAGCCTGATGTACAGATAGACTGCTACAGGCGTTTCTAGGACTTCAGTTGGCCCCATTGCCTGCCGCGCGGTTTCACGGACTATGGTTTCATAGTCGCTGGTTTTGCGGGGCGTGTATGTCCGGACAAAGCCGCCGATCTTGGAAAACTTGGGCCTGCCCTTGGGTACTGGGTTTGCGTCAATCGGGAACTGAACCATGAAAGTCACTTTTTACGCTCCTCGTTCATCAGCCGCCGTAGTTCGGTTGCCGCGTCTAAGCCCCGTTTACGCTCAATGGCCGAGATGATGACGCTCCACCATATCCGGGCTTGCTCTGCCCCAACTTGTCTGGCCTTGCGTTTGTACCGCTCCACCCACTCCCTGGCTTCCGTGCGCCTCATATGACTCAATGTCTCCGGTGAGGAATAGGGCGAAATCCACAATACTGTCCGGGTAGGCAACACCCTCGCGGACTTTGTCGAGGATTTTTTGGGCTTGCTCATGGGTCATGGTTTGACATTCATTTCGATCAGTTTATCTAAGTAGTGGCGTGCCTTGCGTAAGTCTTCTACGCCTCCTTTGACCCGCCACCGACTGACGTATTTAATTATGTTGCCCTCAAAGTAGTCGAGCTTGTTGGCAGCAATGAAATCCCAGGGCTGGATTTCGGTTTTGTAGTGCTGCCCTGCGACTTGGGTTTCGTTTGCGCTCATACGCCTCGCCTGATCTGAGCCAGCCGCTCCCGGATGTGGTCAGGCATCGGGACTGTGTTGGCAATGCGCTGCTGGTACTCTTGCTCCATTGTGAGGGGCTTTTTGACTTCTGGAATCTCTGCCCCATCCCATCTTTGCTGATTTAGGTAAACAAGTGGTGCTGGAATGAATGCACCGTTGTCTTTTCGCCACTGATCGGTTGTTTTCATCCACTCAACGTGCTTGACGATCTGATCTGCACACGTTTCGCAGTAGGTCTTCTTCCACTTGGCTAGGCAGGCTGCTTTGCCGCCTTTTCTGAATGACTTGGGCCATGCTGCCCAGAATCTGTCGAATCCACTCTCAAACATTGCTTTCCTTTCTTCCATAGGTTCCCCAAGGGTGGATAACTACGATCCTCCCGCTCCAGCTTTCGATCTGCTACCGCAATTCATCTTAATTAAACCAAAAAAGCAGTCATCAGCCCAAGTGCGCCTGACGGATTGATTCGCTTATACGAGAGGTCTTGTTCCACCGTGTCCCTCACGCTTTACCAGTCGGTCAATCAACGCTGGTCGCCTTTTGCACCGGGGTGTGTCGGTGTGCGGTGTTTCTCGGGTTCAGTCCATGCAGACCATCAGCTAACGCGCCCTGACGGTTGTCTTCGGAAAACAAAAAAGCCGCTTAAGTTCTATCCCCGGTAGCGGAACCCCGGGAGGATCCGGGGCCAGGGATAGACTTAAACGGCCTTACTTGCTGTCCGCTACGACAACGGAATGAAGTGTCTAGGATTTCTGTGGACTTGTCAAGCCCCTACAAACCACTCGGGTTTTATGACCATAAGCTGATAGACGCGGCCCTGTGGCATCTGCTTCCATTGGTTCACTGCGCCCCTGGACACGCCCAGTATCCGAGCCAGTGCAGCCTGCGAACCCGCCCGTTTAATTGCCTCTTCTTTGGTCATCCGTACAGTGTACTCTACATTCACTGGCCACGGGTTAGGGTAAGTCCCAGTAGTTTATGGATAGCAATCTATACAATAAACAGCATGAGAGGAAAAGCAACACCCTACTACGGCAAGCTGATGACAGACACCTTGCCGCACGAAGTCAAAGCGATTTGGTACAGCCGAGATTCTGAGTTACCAGAGCTTCCAAGGCATGGATGGTCATGGGAGCATCAGACTGACACAGAGGCCATTGAGAAGCATGATCTTGTTGTCAAGTTGCTGGAGGCTATCCCTCTGACTGAGCGCGAGGATTTTGTGGTGCGCCTCGTGGTGCTCGAAAACGAGACTTTCCGCGATGTTGGCGATCAGTTGGATTGCACTACAGAACGGGCGCGTCAGATCTACATGAAGGCTATACGCAAGCTCAGGACTAAACAAGCTGCCGTGACCGGAATTGCAATTTGGCCTTACGAGTGTGAGGTAAACACCTGGAGAGCTTGGAAACACTTTGAAAAAAATCGCCCATGATCCCGCATCAACACAGGCTAGGGTAAGTCCCTATGAAAAAGTCTTGTGTGGCGTTAAGAGAACTGTACAATCCACCCCATGCCCTAGCAATCCCGCCGGGGTCTTTCAAGGAGAGAAGATGAGTATCGAGAATCTGCTCAAGACTAACGTCAACGAGCATACCGAGAAGAAGTCCAACCTGACCTACTTATCGTGGGCTTGGGCCTGGGCTGAGGCACTGAAGGCTGATCCAACAGCCACCTTCAAGGTGGAGACGTTCAAGCGAGATCAGTACACCGAAGAGCCGTTCATGACCCTGCCAGGAGGCACTGCGCTGGTTTGGGTCACTGTGACGATCTTTGGCAAGGCAATGACCTGCCAGCTTCCAGTTATGGATCACCGCAACAAGGCTATACCTAACCCAGATGCGTTTGCGGTCAATACGGCCATCATGCGCTGCATGACTAAAGCTCTTAGCTTACATGGCTTGGGTCTTTACATCTACGCCGGGGAAGATCTGCCCGAGGGTGATGCGCCTGACATTACAGATTGGCTTGCAGCCATCGAGGCCACTGTGACCGGGGAAGAGCTTCAGACGGTCTACAAACAGGCCTACGAGGCTTGCCAAGGCCACCAGGACTCCATCAAGAAGGTGATCGAGGCCAAAGCAGCCAGGATCGCTCGTGCCAAGCAGGAGAAAGCAGCATGAAAGATACCAACACAAACGAAAACTATGACACATGGCTGTCCAAGTACGGCGGCTATGCCAACAGCATGACGCTGAGGGACTACTTCGCGGCTAAGGCGATGCAGGGAATATTGTCATTTGAAGCCATAGACGAATACAGCGCAAAAGACGTAGCGTTTGTCGCCTATGAAATGGCCGATGCCTTGCTCAAGGCAAGGGAGCAAGAATGACTGACCAGCGCACCGACGAGTGGTTCCAGCAGCGCCTGGGTAAAGTCACCGCCAGCAATCTGCACAAAGTTCTAGCGAAGACCAAAACCGGCTACGGTGCTGATCGTGGCCACTACATGACTCAGCTAGTCCTGGAGCGCATCACCGGCAACCGAGCAGACGGCTACACCAATTCTTCCCTCCAGTGGGGCATTGAGCAAGAGCAGTTCGCCAGGGCTGCATACGAGGCCTATAGGGGCGTTCTAGTCG